ACAGCGTGCCTGATCTGGAATCCCGCACTTTCACCATTCCGGTCAGCAGTGAAGCGCCGGTAGATCGCTGGTGGGGGACTGAAATTCTGGACCACACCGATACCGCCATCAACATGGACCGCCTGCGCGATGGGGCACCTGTGCTGCTGGATCACGACCCGACGAAACAGATCGGCGTGGTTGAGGGCGCTCGCGTCTATCAGCAAAGACTGGAAGCCACGATTCGCTTTAGCCGTTCCGCATTGGGTGAAGAAGTCATGCAAGACGTGATCGACGGCATTCGCCGGAACGTCAGCATTGGCTACCGCATCGATGACCTCACGGAAATCAGCAAAGACACCTACCGCGCCACGCGGTGGTCCCCGCTGGAAGTCACTGTCACCAGTGTTCCGGCAGATAACAGCGTCGGCTTTGGGCGTTCCGAAGAAGACACCGACTTTAACCCCCTCGATTTACTAACCAACCGGAGTACGGCTATGTCCGAACCGAATGAAATCCCGGCAGACGACGAAGCGCCGGTATCTGAAGAACTGCAAGAAAGCCCGATCAACGCAGAAGAAATTCGCGCCCAGGTATTGAAGGCAGAACGCAGCCGCGTCAGCGGTATCCGCGAATCAGTCCGCATGGCCAAGTTGGGCGATGCCGTGGCTGACAAGCTCATCAATTCAGACGTGTCTCTGGAAGACGCGCAAGCAGAGGTTATGCGTATGTGGAGCAAATCCGTTGATGAAATGTCAGCGCCGGTGCATATCGAAGCCGGTCTGACATCCGAAGAGAAATTCCGTGCCGGTGCCGTCAGCGCCTTGGCGCATCGCGTCGGTCTGGGTGAAGACGACCGCAGCAACGAGTTCAGAGGCCTGAGCCTGCATGAAATGGCCTCCCGCGCCTTGTCATTCAAAGGCCACAAGACCACCGGCATGAGCCGCAGCGAAATTGCCGGCATGGTACTGCGCGGTCATTCCACCAGTGACTTCCCGCTGTTGCTGGCGGATGTTGCCAACAAATCCCTGATGAACGCGTATCAGGTCGTGCCGCAAATCTGGCGTCAGATTGCACTGGCCTCCAGCGTGAGTGATTTCAAGACCATCAACATGCTGAAGCTGGGCAGCTTCTCCAGCTTGTCCACCATCGTCGAAGGCGCTGAGTACACCCAAGGCACTTTTAGCGAAGAGCGCGAGCAGTTGACGGCCAGCACCAAGGGCCGTTATGTCCAGGTCACACGTCAGATGATTATCAATGACGACCTGAACGGACTGACCCGCATGGCTTCCATGCTGGGCCAAGCCGCCGCCAGAACCGTCAACAATGATGTCATCGGCGTCCTCACCGCTAACGGCAACATGTCTGACGGCAACGCGCTGTTCAGCACCCAACACAGCAACTACCAGGGCACCGGCAGCGCCATTTCGGTGGCGACCCTAGGCGCAGCTCGCGCTGCGATGCGGACCCAGCGGGATGCCTCTGGCGTCGATTACGTCGAGTTTGACCCGCGCCTGTTGCTGGTTCCGGTCGGCAAGGAAGACCACGCCCGCACCGTGATCGAGTCCACTTACAACACCGACACGACCGCGCAGTTGAAGAAAAACATCATCAGCGGCTGGAGTCCGTTGCAGGTGCTTTCTCATCCGCTGCTCGATGCCAATAGCTCGACCGCTTGGTATCTGTTGGCTGATCCGTCCATTGCCCCGGTGGTTGAAATTGCCTTCCTGGATGGACAGCAGTCGCCCTACATCGCCCAAGAGGAAGAGTTCCTCACCGATGCCGTGCGCTGGAAAGTCCGCATGGATTACGGCGTCGCCGCCAACGAATGGCGTGCGGGTTACAAGAACCTCGGCGCTTAACTGACACGGGCGGCCTCACCGCCGCCCATCACTCTTAAGAGGAATTGATATGGCTACTAATGCAGTTCAACCCGGTGATGTCATCACCATTACGGCGGGCGCAACCATTACCTCGGGTTCGGTCGTGAAAGTCGGCCAGATGCTTGGCGTGGCGCTGACCGATATTGCCAACGGAAGCCGCGGCGCTATTGCCATTCGCGGCGTGTTTGCCGTGCCGAAAGTCAGTGCCGCCGTGATTGCCCAAGGCGAAAGCCTCACTTGGGATGTCAGCGTCGGCAAATTCGACGACAACGCCGCCACGCCAGCCACGGGCGACGTGACAGGTGCAGCCGCAGTGGCTTTTGAAGCCGCTGGCAATGGTGTGACAGAACTGGATGTTCTGTTTACCGGCATACCGGGCACCGTCGCTTAATTGACGTGACCAGCGCCTTTGACCAACTCGCCAGCCTAGCCCACGGATCACTTGAACGTGTGTTTGGCAGCGCCGTCACGATTGACGGTGTGGAAGGCATAGCGATTGTCACCCCGCAGGATGACATGATGCTGGGCAACACCGTGCAGATGGTCAACGGCGCTCACTTGATGTTCCGTGCAGCGGATTTCCCTGACATCGAAGTGCGGTCAGAAGTGACCGTGGGCGATACCGAATACACCGTGATCGAAATCGATGACGTGGACTCGGCAGGTATTCGCAAAGCCAGGATGGCCCCGGCATGAACATCGACGGCATCGTGACGCAGTTGGAAACCGTCGAAGGACTCAACGGCAAGGTCGTGGTCGGCTTACCGCCGGAAACGGCCAGCCTAGCCAACGGCCCCACCGTCTGGATCACCGATCTAGCTGAAACCGCAGGCGCTAATCAGCGCATCAACGCCCCCGCGCTCCAGCGCATCGAGGTTCGCCTCGGACTGGTGATGGGGACCGCGACGCTGGATGACCTGCTCCCCCTGCGCGATGCAGTCCGAGACGCAATCATCGACTATCAACCCGAAAGCAATGGTGACCCGATCACCTACCGGGCAGGCCGCATGGAATTTCTCGATGCGGGCTACACGGTATGGCGCGATGAGTATGCCTACAGCTTCTACTTTGACCACCTGGAGGCCACCTGATGGCGACATGGACCAAAGACCCGGCAACGGGTGAACGCACCTTGCTGACACCGGCCACGGCCCCCAAGGCCCGTTGCTGTGTCGAAGTGGCCGAGGTGAAAGCCAAGACCACGAAGAAAACCTTCATGCCCGAACCGCTACCGACAGAGCCGACGGATGAAACCTCACACGAAAGTATTGATTAAGACGCTCATCCGCGTGGCCAAGGGGGCTATCAGCGCCCTTGAGGACTGGATGAAAGAGGCCGAAAAAGCCTGAACTGATTTTTTAACACCACGACGGGCACCCGTCCTGACGACCCTTCGCAGAAGGCACTCAGGGCATAGCGACCCCGGCTTAAAACCCGGAGTCCGCTATGGCCCTGTTTATGAACAAAACCTTGGTGGCGCTGAAGAAGGAAACGACCTTCGGCACCGCTGCAACGCTGGCAGGCACCGACTGCTTCCTGGTCAGCAATGTCTCACTCACCCCGCTGGCTGGCAATACCGCCACCCGCGATTTCGTCCGGCCTTACTTTGGCCAGTCGTCCAGCATCCAACTCGATCAGCACGTCGAACTGAGCTTCGATGTCGAACTGGCGTCCTCGGGCACGGCGGGCACCCGGCCGGCCTATGGCGATGCGCTGATGGCGTGTGGCTTCGACGAAACCATCACCTCGGCCACGGACACCGAATACACCCCGGTATCCGCCGATTTTGATTCCGTCACGATTGAAGTCTTCATGGACGGCATCAAGCACCAGATCACGGGTGCGCGGGGCAGCTTCAGCCTGTCGATTGCACGCGGCGCGATCCCGAGTCTGTCGTTCAATTTCATGGGCAACTATGTGGCCCCGGCAGACGCTTCACCGCTGACGCCGAATTTCAGCGACTTCAAGATTCCGAAGGGTGCCAACAGCGCCAATACCCAGACCATCACCCTCTTTGGTGAAGACCTGTGTACCGAATCGTTCTCACTGGAATTGGCCAATAACCTCGTCTACCGCGATCTCCCCGGCTGCGATCCGGCGGCCCTCATCACGGACCGTGCCCCGACCGGCACGCTGGTGTTTGAGATGACCACCGTCACCAGCTACGCCTGGGTGGAAGCCGCCAGAACCAAAACCTCCGGCGCATTCCAGATCATCCACGGCACCGGCGCAGGGTCCATCGTCCAGATCGACGCCCCCGCCGTCACCATCAACCCGCCGAGCTATTCCGACAGCGATGGCGTGCTGATGCTCTCCGCGCCGATGGTGTTCGAGCCGACCAGCGCCGGCAATGACGAACTGGTTTTGACCTTCAAGTAAACGCCCGGACAGGCAGTCGCATCACGACCCTGAGTCCAGGGCTGTCTACAGCGCCCCCCGCCGCTGGTGATGAAGCGGGGGACTCATTCCCTAAACA